TTGTGTTCATACATTTCTGATATTGCACAGAATTTATATTCTTCTTCTTTTGTATTTGAGTAATCTCTATAAACTATTTCTACAACATCACATTCTTTGTCAGGCATCTTTTCCATATCCATCTGCATCTTTTCACTTAATGTACCTGCTGGATATGCAATAAGAATATCTTTAAATTTTATTTTTCTATTTCTAAATATGTAATCAATCTTGTCATCATGACCTGCATCTAAATATATTTGTGGTAAAGGGATTGCTCTAAATCTAACTGGTTGTACTGCATCTCCCTCCTCTACTAAAAGTACACCTGTACCTACTGCACAATCTAAAAATGTTTCATGTACTTCTTGTGAAAAGTTTGAGTTTTGTAATATTTCAAAAACATATTCTGTTACTTCATCTAATAACAGATTAACTTGTTTCTCATCTTCTTTTGGAATTTCAGAACCTGCAACAAAGTCTGCCCATCTTGCATAGTTAGGAACAATACCTGCTTGTAATCTTGATGCAAACTCTTGTACTCCCACCACAGCAGTTTCATCAAATATACGATCAGTTCTTCTTCTACCAATTGATTCAGTATAGAAAGATTCTCTTTGAGGTAATGCAAATTCATAACACTCCTCAAATGTAGAAGTCCATAAATCTTTTATGGCTTTGGCATGATTATATCTACCAATTAATCTTCTTACACCATTTGTATTAGTAACAACTGGTACTTCTGGTTTTACATCTACTACCATTGATTATGCTCCTAAAGTCGGTTTGCTCATCAAAGTAGCAGCTATTTCAAAACCTTGTCCACCTCTACGACCTTGTAGAAGTGATCTTCTCCCAACTCTACCTGAATATGCTGCAACTCTTTCTTCAAATGCTTTTTGCTTATTAGCTGCTCTTTCAGCATCTTGTTGCTTACGCATTCTCAATCTTTGTTGTCTAACACTTTCTTCCTCTACTGGAGGTGGTGGTGGAGGAGGAGCTTTTGGTCTAAATGGCCCTGCACACATAGTTATCTTCTCCTTTCATATACACTTTTTGGTTTAACATCAAAAACATTAAAATTCCTTTTCGCAACTATAGGTTTATTCGTTTTCTTTCCAATAGTCAATGATCTTCCCTCTCCTGCTCCAAGAAGTAAATATTGCAAAGCATCATGAACATGAGAAAATCTGTTCTTATTTGGCTTTTCATCATACCTTTCTCCTGATACTTGGAGTCGTCTATAGTGATATCCACCACTAAATCCTCTAACTAAATTAGTACATTTAGGATCAATTAGTATTCCTGTTTCGCCATCTACCATTCTAGTTAGTGTAGCATTTACAGATTCTAGTCTTAATGCAACATCATTTGATGGTGCTGGTCTTGCATGTATTCCTTTACCTCGTAGTATTTGAAATGGTGTAGATTCATCAGTTTGTACTCTATGATCTCCTGCAGGATCGCCAAATATATAAAATTGTCTTGGAAGATAAGATGACATTATCTGTTTCATAAGTTCAGAAAATTTTACTATACCCATATCTTCTGCAACTAATTCATCTATAACTACCCATCTTTGTCTAATCCTTTGTGCAAATACACAAGCTGGTGTTAATCCAAAGTCTATACCTACAAATATAGGAATACCCTCTGCTATTGCTAAATCTCCTTTTGCTACATGAATATCACTTCTAAATGATTCATATACAGGTTTGCCATCTTCTATCTGTCCTAATTTATTTAATACATAAACATCAATCCAAGATTTAGTTTTACCTCGTATAATATTTTTATAATAGTTTGGTGTAAGGTTATTTATATTCTCTGCTTCTTTGTTTTCTTCATAACCATCAATTTCTTTTTCTTTGTTTCTTAATTCTTTCATAGCAGGTGGTTGATTAAAGAACCTCCAGTTATCAGGTTTGATTAACATCTTTGCTTCTTGTTTAGTTATATAATCAGGTATAACAGCTTCTCCTGACATAATGCTCCACCAATGATCTGTATCTGGTGGGTTAGTATCACATATAACACCATACCAACTTGGGCCACCATCTCTCATAGATGGATATCTACCTACCCTCATTGAACATGCATCTACAATACTTTTAGGAATCTCTCTTGCTTCATTAATCCATACACCAGTAAGTTCTAATGATAATAATTTTTTTACATCTTCAGGTCTATCAAGTGCTAAAAAAATAACTTCTAGTTCTATATCGCCTTTTTTTATTTTATGAGTATATGGAACACTCCATGCAAAGTTTCCCCATTCTGTTTCAGGAAACCAATCAAGCCATGTTTTAATTGTTGTTGTTCTTAATTGTGGGTTTGTATTTCTTATGACTGCCCATCTACTTCTACGAATACCATCCTCTGCTGGTTTTTGTTCTAATGCTCGTCTAATAATTTCTATGCAACAAGCAACTGATTTGCCTGAACCAACTGGCCCACGCAATCCTCTAAAGAAGTTATTATCTTTTAAAAAATTTTTAAGACTTGTTCCTGATGGTTTATAATTTAGTGATCCCATAATCTACAGCTAGTTTGATTAGTTTCTCTCTTGTTTCAGGAGTAATAGTTTCTATTATCTTATCAGCTTCTCTATCTGTACATTGTTCTTTAGGATAATGTTTCATGTGTTGCGTCTTAACTACTGCTCTTAATTGTACTAAATCTTTTATCGGTATTTGTGTAAGTAATGTCAAGTTCTATACCTTTTAGTTTTTCTAGCTATAGACTTTGGCTGCTTACTAAATTGTTTTCCTGCTGCTTTATCTCGTCTTTTCTTTGCAGTAGTACGAGCATATTCTCTTGCAGATAATGACTTAATAGCTTTTTCAGGTAGATATCTTTCTCCTGTCTTTGATGATTTCTTTCCTGACTTTGTACGCCATTTTTGTTTTGACCATTTAGCTAAAGAAGTTTTTGACTTGCCACCACCTCTATAACCACCACCAGCTTTCTTATAAGCCTTAACTGCAGCTTGGGCTTTTCTTCCTGACCATTGTCCAGCCCTCGTACCATGTGATGCTTGTGCTTTTATTCTAGCAACAATTCTTTTCCATAATGCAGGTTTAGATTTAGTGGCAGTCTTACTCATTTCCCTATCTTCTTCATAGCCATTCGGTGTGCAATTGTGAATGACTTTCCTTTACGCATTTCTTTTTTCATAAAAGACATATGTGCTTTTGTATGATGAACAGAATGTTTTTTCAAAGTATCTTCTTGTCTTTTAGACAATTTTTTCATTTCTATTATCTCCTATATGCGCTTTCGCCATTGATGTAGCAGCATCTTTAGAATGACCTTTTGACATTTTGTACTCAATGTAGTCAGCCATTTTTTGATTTTTTTTGCGAGTCTTTTCATCTTCTTCATTCTTTAGAATCGCTGTTGCTGTCTTTAGTGCTTTCTGCATCATCTTGCTTATCGGTGTTTCTGACTTGCTTTGCTTCTTCATAATGCTCCTTGCTATTGTTATGTCCATCAGGACTATCTGTTTTAGGTACGAACTTTCCCATGTCTATCTCCTCATATGTTGCTCTTGAACCCTCTGGTAAAGAAAAATTTTTACATTCTTCATACGATAATATCTTTTGTTCTAAAAGAATACAATCGCCCATCTGCCATATTCTTACCAAATATTTAGGCAGTTTTCTTTTTCTTTTTTTTCATAGCAGCAGCTACAATCTTTTTCTTTAATGCAGGAGGTAAATTCTTTTGCTTACCTTTCAACATTGATTTGCCTTTGCCTGAAGATTTTTTTCCATACATGATTATTTGCCTTTCTTTTTTTTCTTTTTAAGACGCATTGATATGTTTCTAGCTTTCTTTCTAGCGTCTGCTTTTGAGGATGCACCCCATGCTCTCAAACTTAAAAGAAGTCTAGTTGGCTTCCCATTCTTATACTCTGGGCCACGCATGTTTCCCATTCTAGCAAGAAAAGATGCTCGTCTAGGATTATCGCCACTCTTAACAGGTGCTTTTAGTGTACCACCTTTATAAGATGCACGACCTTTAGCATTGAGTCCACCTTTCGG